AAGAAAATAAAAAATTACAAGAAGAATTAAATCAAACCAAACAGCATCTTAATATTTATACAATGAAAAATAAAAAATATTATGAAAACCACAAAGAAGAACATAAGCAACGGGTTAAAGAATATAAAGAAAAAACCAATTATTCTGCTAATCTATCTAATGAAAAGAAGAAGGAATACGCACGACGAGCATATTTGAATAAAAAGGAGAAATTAAAGAAACTTGAAGAAAAAAATGAAAAAGGAGTTATAATTAACAAAATTATTTGAAGTATTATCTAATATTATTTTTGGCTCCACCTTTGGAAAAGGTGGATTTAATTTGTAATCGTGTATGTTGTGCTGGTTGCTAATTGTTGTTGGTCCTTTGCCTGTTGTTCAGCTTCTACAAATTTATTGTAATTTTCTTCCATTGTTTTTGGATTATTCACACATCCTCTAGTGGTTATTTTGAGTTGAACGATAGACGTTAATAAAAGTCCTGTATACATATACCACATTGCCTCACCAATATTATCTCTCGCGACTACAACTTCAAACAACTCCTTCTTTATCTTATTTTCTGCTTCAGCATTTGTCTGATATTTTTCCTTCATTAATGGTTTTAATATATTCCAATAAGATTCAAAATTGGATGGCACAATTTGATTAATTAAAATGGACGTATTACCGCAAATTTTTATAATTAAATCAGAGGCTTCCTGCATTTGTTCCTTGGTAACTGAATTTCCATTTCCACCTTGATACCTAATGTCATGTTGTTCTTGGGTCGGAGCACTCGCTACAAGTGGCTCGCCAGTATTTGTAGTATAAACTTCATTATTTACTCCATTTCCAGTTGGTTTGTTCAAAACTTTCTCCAAATCTTGATTTATCAATAATTCTGTAATTAATTTATTTGCTGAACTAGATACCCAAAAATAACCAATCACGTCTGAAAATGCGCTCTTGAAACCAGGATAAACAGTTAGTATTATAACTAATACACCGAAAATGAGTGTCCATGGAATAAAAGTGTATACCCCTGCAGCACCCATATTTTCAGTAATACTTCCGCCACAAGTTGAAGCTATAATTGAAGCGTTTACCATAAATTGTATCACAATCACCAACAAAAAATAAACAGCTAAATACGTATAACTGTTACTGATATATGCCTTGTGTTTTTCTGGGTCGGACGACATTTCATACGTGAAACTAGGCTTTATAGCCAAATAATACGTTAATGTTGTTAATAAAAAAGTTACAATATTTAGATAAGAATTAGCCATATAGATAATATGTATAATTTATTTTTTAATTTTAACTATATTAAATAACCAACGGCTTTTATTATGGATTTTAACAACTTTTCTAATCAAGATGGCGGAGGATGGCCTTCTCCTAAACCGTCCCTTACAGAGCCAGGAGTAAAATTTTTTTTACATCAAACCCTAAAGCAATGCCATGTGGTAAGAGAGAATTTCCACAACATGGTGTTTAATATTGGATTGTTTATTGCCTTTCTACTTGTTTTAGGATTAATTCTAATGTATAAATTTAAAGGCAAAATGACTCCTGCAGAAATAGAACAAAAAAATAGGGAAAAACAACAATACATATTGTCAAAAATTCAAAAATTCCAACAAGCAAAACGTGTGGCTCATCAAGAATTAATTACTGGATTACCCGCTTGGGAAAGCGAATATGATATTATACATTCTAAACATATTTATTAGATAATCAAACTCTATTTATTAGAATTTATGTAAAATTCTAAATAAATTATACACGATATAATATATAAATGGCAACTGCTAATAATTCAGAGATGAACACTGAAGAAAATGTAAATAAAAGTATACCTGACGCAAAAGAAGCGTTGAATGAGTATTTTAAACTAAAACAAGGTTACGAAACTCAAAATATGAATAATAAAAAACAAATAATAAACAACACAACTTTAAGTAACCGAGAGAAACGATCCGAGTTTTTGAAATTAAAACCCAAATGTATCAACTGTAAAAGACCAGGTGGAAGTAAATTTCAAACCACATATATTCGCGGTAATGAAACAGACGAAGGATATAGACAATATAGCGCAACGTGTGGTATAATCGCGGATCCATGTAATTTAAATATTAAGATTCACGTAGGCGAAATGGAATTATTACCAACTCGGTTAAATACGATCCAAAAAGACATTCAAGACGCTAAAAATAAAGTGATTGACTACAAAAACAAATTGTTATTTGGATATTTACCCACAGAACAAGTATTAGAAGAGTTTGATGATTTAAAAGATACCATCAGCTTTTATACATCTTTATACGAGGCTTATTTTGAAAATTATAATTTAATCGTAGATAATGATGCCAAAAAGGCCGATTTAGAGGAATCTATTACGAATTCGTACATACAAATTAACGAGATTAAAGACTGTATAAAAAAAATGAATGAGACGGATAATGCGCAATATGCGCGTGACGCAGTAAATATATATGTAAATACATTAGTTCCATTGATGAATAAAATTAGAACTTTAAAGTACAACGAAAATATGGTATGGTATGATAACGCAACAAATACATGTAGTTTGATTCAAAATAAACAAAGTATTCAAAGTTTAATTTATAGTAGTTTTCAACATAAAGTGGTTGATTACAATGTTGGTCTTGAGGTGGAAAAAAAGAAGACAAATAAGCCAAAATTTATTATTGAATCTTCGTCTTCGTCTTCGTCTTCGTCATTGGCACCTTCAGAAAAAGAGGAAGGTAAATTTGTAATGAAACCACTAGAAAAGGTGGCTGAAACGAATAAAGAAGAGGTAGAAACAATTTTGTAAAATATAAAATATATAAAATATATAAATGTTATTAAACTATATTTCCATACCTATATTTTTAGTTAGTTTTGCCGTAGGTTTATTTTTTGTCTATATTTTAGGCCCTGAAATGAAAAAAATTTATGTTTATCCTAGTCCGGAAACAATAAACAAGGTTTTATTTAAGGATAAGGCTGACAATTGTTTTTATTTTAAAGAAGAAGTGGTGGAGTGCCCTTCTGACGAATCACTAATCTCTACTATACCTATACAGGCCTAAATCCAGCTTTTACACCTTTTAACATTTCAAACGCCGATAAATCTAATTTGAGAAGTGTGTTTAGTTCCACCTTCAGCGAAGCACAGTTGGTTTTTTAACCTGATATATTATTTTGCTACACTTTTTTTAAAAGTGGATATATATGGCAATAAATCTAGGAAAATTTATTCATACTGAAACCGGAAAAAAAATCATGTCTATTTTATTAGGATTTGGTTTAGCCTCTTTATTTAGAGCGGTTTGTAAAAATAAGGAATGTATTTTATTCTATGCTCCTCCTTTAGAACAAATTAAGGATAAAATATACAAAAGTTCTGGAAAATGTGTAAAATACAGTCCTGTTCCTACGAAATGTAACGCTAACGCAAAATTAGTGGATTTTGAGTAGTTGCGCGATTTTGTCTTGTTTTTCTTTTCGGTCGGTGTAATAATGAGTGATTCTACCAATATTTTAGACCTTCCTACCGACCCAGTCGGCGGAGGAAATATTAGCAATAATATATCATTAACTGCTTCTGAAAATGTAGCTCCTATACAAGTTCCAAATCAAGGACAAAACCCAAGCTTAAGTTTAGATCAAACAACCATCAGTCAAATAGTATCGGGTCTTCAACAAGCCACCATTACCGGAGTCACCCAATTACCCTCCAGAGATATTCCAATGACTACTACTGGTCACAGCAACGACCCGCAAATTCAACCTAATTATGTGCCACCCCCTCCAAACAATATTGATTATATTAAAAATTATGAACAAACAAGTGACATGATAAACGACTACAATAAAAATATGCGCAACCAAAATTCATTAGACGATATGTATAATGAAATACAAACACCTCTTTTATTGGCCGTTTTATATTTCTTATTTCAACTACCATTTTTTAGAAAAATTTTGTTTCGTTATCTTCCTATGTTATTTTCCAACGATGGAAATTTAAATTTAAATGGTTTTTTATTCACGAGTGTCTTATTTGGTTTACTGTTTTATTCCTTTAATAAAATTACAAATCATTTTGGAAGTTTTTAATTATTACATTTTTTAAACAAATAAACTTTTGTAAACTATATAAACATATTTATTCAATATAATTACGCACCGTTATATTGAATGACAGACTTTTTACATACATTACATAAATCTTATGAGAACGTAACTAAAATGGCAATATTTAATTATTTTAAAACTGGCGACCCAATATACGACACTATTATTTCTACCGTAGTCATTACTGGTGTGGGTTATATAATTAACTATTTCTATGATAATAATATTGACCAGATGTTTATGAAATTATCCTTTGATAATATTAAAAGTCTTTTTTATAAAAAAAATATCATTGTATTAGAAGGAAAAAGAAGCATGGTTGTTTCTGCCTTTAGTTATAGCGCAAATGTAACGGCAATTTACAGTAATCGTTTTAAAGCTCTATTGGATTATATTATTTCCAATATGGATAAAATAAATGATATTTATAGTATTAAAGAATCTCATAGTAATTATCAATCCTCGTGTCTAGACGGCGATAAAAGAAAAAACATTGATGTATTTATGGTTTATCAAAATAAACATTTTAAAATTAGTGATAATATTTTTGTAAAAACCGAAATTTCTCAAGATGATTCTACTAATAAAGAGGATAAAATAAATACTAAAACTGACAAAATAACTATACACATTTATTCCTATGTGTATTCTGTAAATTATCTAAAAAAATATGTGGACGAAATTACCGAAAAATATTTGATGTCTATAAAAGAAAACCGTAGCAATAGAAAGTTTATTTATTTTTTAGACAAAGTTAAAACGACGGAGGAAGATGAATCGCGCTTGAATTGTTGGAGGGAAGATATTTTTGAAAGTGCGAGAACATTTAATAATATTTTCTTTGATGGAAAAAAAGAATTATTGACAAAAATAGATTATTTTTTACAAAACCGAAATTGGTATTATGAAAAGGGTATTCCTTATTCAATGGGAATTGGTTTACACGGGCCTCCAGGAACAGGCAAAACATCTTTTATAAAAGCTCTGGCGAATTACACCAATCGGCATATTATTGTAATGTCATTTAAAACAATAAAAACAAAAGGACAATTAGAACAATTCTTTTTTGAAAATAGATACAACGATAAAAATGAAGTGAATAGTATTTCATTTGATAAAAAAATCATAGTTTTTGAAGATGTAGATTGTATTGGAGATATTATTTTAGATAGAAACCATAAAAAACAACCAGAAAATAATATCCGGACAGATGTAAACCAGACTTTAAACAAGACGTTAACACATGTTTTGAGCGAAAGTATAAACACTAGTATTACTAGTAGTGAAATAAATACATTGGGAAATGTAATTCAAGGTATCAGTGATTTGAATGAATTTAAGAGTGTAAAAATACCGTCATTGGAAGACCCTATTACACTGGACGATATTTTGAATCTCTGGGATGGTATAAGAGAAACTCCCGGAAGAATATTAGTGATTTCTTCAAATCACTATAATACACTAGATCCCGCTTTAATAAGACCTGGTAGAATTGATATTACTCACGAACTTAGTAACGCAAGCCATAATACAATCGCGGAAATATATTTCCATTTATTTGGAACAAAGATTGATAAGAATATTTTAAAACAAGTCAAGGAGTATTTTTATTCCCCTGCCGAATTAATAAACATATATGTGTCTTATAAAAATAAGGGTGATTTTATTAAACGATTATTGAAAAACGAAAGGATATAAAATATACGCCTTTGTAACTCGTTTTATTGTAAAATAGAAAAACGAACCATATAGTAACTATAACAAGTTATTATGATTGAAGAATACGTGATAAAATTAATAGACAATTTACCGGATGAAATTAAAAATTGTAAGGAACCGTTATTAATTGACGTCGTACTGGACGGAGGGATTTTTAACGGAAGTTATTTAGTAGGAGCTCTGTATTTTTTAAAAGAAATGGAAAAGCGCAAATATATTACCATTGACCGCATCTCTGGATGTAGTGTCGGCTCAATTGTGGCCTTTTTATATTATATGGATGCGTTAGACCTTATGCCAAAACTGTATGAAGTAGTGAATAAAGATTTTAGACAAACCTATAGACTTCATTTTGTTAAAGAACTTAAAAAATATTTGGCGGATCGGATACCAGAAGACATAGTAGCGCGAATAAATAACAAGTTGTTTATTACTTATAATAATATTAAAAGGGGGACTAAACCGGTGAAATCAAATTACAAAGACGTTGATGACGTGATCAATACCATTATCAGGTCGTCATTCATTCCCTTTTTAATAGACGGAAACATATTGTATCAAAATAAATGCGTTGACGGGATAACCCCGTACGTTTTTACGAAAGAAGTTGGTAAAAAAATACTATATTTAGACTTGTATGGTTACGATAAAATAGGTAATTTATTAAATGTGAAAAATGAAAAGACGAATTTTCATAGAATACTCTCGGGGCTATTAGATATACATTCGTTTTTTATAAAACAATCTTCAACCCAAATGTGTAGTTATGTGAATGAATGGACCGTAACAAACAAAGGGTTGAATTATTGTAAATTGTGCATAGAGATGTGTTGTATTTATTTAACATATTTTTTTATTTTAATTAAGGATAATATTTCTGATGATTTTAAAAATACTGTGTTGTATAAAATATTATCAAAAATAGGGCAAGATATTTTTATCATTATTTTGGAAAATTATTGTTTGTAAATGAGAATTGTTTGCGCGTATAACAAATAGATAATTTATATAATTTTAGATATAATGGACGAAATTGATATCACTAGTGCCGAATTTTCATTACATAGTTTGGTTCCTTTGGTAAATGAAATACCTTCGGTAAATGATATTCTTCCTTCGGTAAATGATATTCTTCCTTCGGTAAATAAAATACCTTCGGTAAATGAAATCATTGACATTACATCACAGGGTGAATATAACATATATATTTATATAGGAATTCTTTTATTGATTGGTATACTGGGCTTTTTGGGATACAAATATTACGAAAATACCAAACGAAAAAGAGTCACATTCCAGGATAAATTAGACGAATGTTATGGTGGAGTTTGCCAACGCGTGTAAAAATTGTATAGATTATGTATATTATTATCCATAATCTACACCAAATGTGAGTCGGAATCAACTATTTATTGCGACGCGTTTTTCCTCCATAAATGGCAAAAATTTTTTTCGCTTTTTTGGTTTTTGTCTTTCTTTTTTTCTTTTTGTCTATTTTATCAATATCTTTTTTATTTTGTATTGTCTCTGGCTTATAATTTAAAAACCATTCTTCAAATTCTTTTTTATCACCTTTTTGTTTTAACTCCTTATATTTTTCCGCCTTATCTGCGCGCATTTCTTCCACAGATTCTTGATGCCCATAACATGTTATACTGAAGCGTCGCAACAAACCCTTTTGTTCCAATCTATTTTTTTGTTGAACATCAAAAAGGAATTTGGACATGCACAATATGCGGTCTAAAAATTGGTTGTAATAAGGACGGTCGGCATATAAAAACGCCAAATAAAAGCTCAACATAGTGTCTACGGTAGCTATTTTTACTTTTTGAGCGCCAATATTTAAAATATTATAACTGTGACACGCAATTGGCTTATAAATGAAGACAATTGTGTCTTTTCCAATGCGAATTTCGTAATGCGGAGGTATTACTTCGCCCACTGGTTCTCTCTTGATGATTTTAGTATTTTTAACCCCTATATCTTTTAAGCGCTCCTTTACGATTTGTGCAGTTGTTTCTGGTTCATTAGACAATACATCAAAATCCGCAACTTTTTCTAATTTATGTCGTAAATTTTTTGGCATATATTGCGAATATAGTGAAATCGCATATCCGCCAAAGAAAACGACCCCTTGATTTACCAATGTATTTCTTACATTTTCGTAGATTTCATCTTCCAAATTTTCATTGGATTCATTAGATTTATTTGATTTATTTGAATATGTATCTTCGCTCGCAAAAGACATTTCTCTCTGAAAATCAACTTCATTACAATTTAAATCGGTGACAGGATAATGTTTATTGAGTAGCGATAAACGCTTCATCACTTTTTCCCAACGACTCGTGTCTCCGGCTGGACGCGATAATTCTAAATACATTGCCATTCGCAAATAATTTGGCGGAGTATATAAGATTCCTCCCACTCTTAGTGCGTCTTTTTTTAAGGAGCTGTAAATGCCTTTGGGTAAATAGGTAATATCGGCAACCGGTATGTAATTTACAAATACTTTATATGTGCCGTGATGCTGCCCAGATTTGGCCTCTACGTCAGTAAAGCCGGCTTTGTAATAAATATCGGCCAATTCCTTGGCGTCGTTTACTGCATTCATGGTAAAAAAATCATAGTCAGGAATCTCAACATCTTTGTTATAAAATTGGTCTTCGGTTGGTAATATATTATTAATGGCAGTTCCTCCGTAACAAATTAGATTTTTGACTTTGATAAAATCTTCCACAATTTTAATAATCTTTTTTATTTCTTCCGAGTTCACAATGCGTCTACCAATTTTCTCTTCAGCCTTATCAACGGCCATACGAAGAATAGCCAATTCACAATCGTTAAATGTTAAACCTTTACAAATATTTTTTTGTTTCATTTGATACTTCTTATATATATCCACTTTTAAAAAAAGTGGAGCAAAACAATTAAATCTACCTTTATCCACTTTTTCCACTTTTAAAAAAAGTGGAGCAAAACAATTAAATCCACCTTTATCCACTTTTAAAAAAGTGGAGCAAAACAATTAAATCCACCTTTATCCACTTTTAAAAAAAAGTGGAGCAAAACAATTAAATCCACCTTTATCCACTTTTCCAAAAGTGGATTAGTAGTTAAAGTTATAATAATCGGTGCCAACATTTCGCGTAGCATAAGAATTTGCGGGGTCTTGCGGAGTAGGGTCTGGTATGGTAACTGGTACGTATCTTAACTCTTGTGGTTTCAAGCAAAACGCATATCCACATTTATCAAAAAACGCCGCATTCTCCATTAACAAATTATCCACCATCTGATAACGCATTGCCACCATTTGACATCCATATGTTCTACATAACATACCACTAGGGTTTGCTGGATTAGCACCGCTATCTGGAAACACAATAGTCATATCTCTCTTGTTATACTCTGTCAGTTCATTCGTGTCGGGATTATTTTTAACTCCGTAATAATCATAACCTCTCATAAAAACCGAATTACTCGTCAAATTTACATATTCTAAAAAATCTTGGTTTTCCAAAAAGGCGTTATTCAATTTGTCTACAATTAAAATGACCTTGTTTTTAAATGTTAATAAAGGAACTCCTCCTAAATTTCTACCAGAATTTTCAAAACTATATTCTTTGCCAAGCATAATGGAATCATATGATTTAAATATACTCGCCAATTTAGAATACATTTGCTGGTTATTACTTTTGATGCGTAAATGGATGATTACAGGGTCGGTCGGATTAGGACATGTTCCGCCGGAAAAGGCATAATTGTTAATGGTATCCATTACACTACCAAAATCCACTGAATTAAAGGTTTCCTTAATATAATAATCATCGGATGTACTTGTGGCGACCACGGGTTCATTGTCCACAGAATACACTTCAAAATCTAGACAGCGAACCCCTTGTTTAATGACTGCCTTTAGATTACAAATATCTACAAAATCGTTTTTGTAAGAGCCTCCACTACAAGAGTTATAAGATGTCTTTATATAATAATCAAACAAATTACCACTACAGTCTGGGTCAGAAGAAGAAATAGGTTTTATATAGCCGTCAACCGAAGGATATAATGTGTTCATATAATCACATTCGCGTTTTTCTAATTTACTTAAATAAATCATGTATCCGATAAATATAATCAAAATGATAAAAATAAAGGCCATTATCATATATGTTTGAAATGATTCATCTAAAGAATTTATTTGTGTTGGCATTAATCTACTATATTATATTATTTTTTAATTTATTGTTTAGAAATAATAATTATAATTATAATGGTGAATAAACAATTAAAAAGTTACCATATTATATACTAATATTATGGCAGGTGGATTAATGCAGCTTGTTAGTCAATCTCAGCAAAATGTAATTTTAAATGGTAATCCAAGCAAAACATTTTGGAAGGCAACTTATAAAAAATATACTAATTACGGTAAGCAAAATTTCCGTCTTGATTACGAAGGAACTCCAACACTAAGTTTAACGGCCGAATCTACCTTTACATTTAAGGTGAAACGATATGCCGATTTGCTTATGGACTGTTATATTTCCATAAATTTGCCCAATATTTGGTCGCCAATCATTCGTCCACAGGCAATAACAAATCCCGATGGAACCGTCACTTATACTGATTGGGCGCCATACGAATTCAAATGGATAGAAAATATTGGCGCGCAAATCATTAGTCGTATTACGATTAATTGTGGAAATCAACAATTACAACAATATTCCGGGCAGTATATTTTGGCTTCCGCTCAACGAGACTTTAGCACGCAAAAATTGGCCTTGTTCAATGAAATGATAGGAAACGTTCCTGAATTAAATGATCCAGCAAATTATGGTTCACGTGTAAACTCCTATCCGAATGCCTATTATACGACGAGTCCGGCAGGCGCACAACCTTCTATTGCCGGACGTAACCTGTATATTCCATTGGGCGCCTGGTTCAATTTAGTATCTAGTCAAGCTTTTCCATTGGTGGCGCTACAATATAACGAACTTCAAATAAACGTGTCATTTAGACCGATTAACGAATGGTTTACTATACGCGACGTAATTGATTACACAAATAATTATCCGGTTGTTGCGCCAAATTTTAACCAAACATACATGCAATTGTATAGATTTCTTCAAACGCCACCTGATGAAGAGCTGGGAGTAACATCGTATTTAGATCTTAGAACATTATGGAATGCCGATATAAATTTAAATTGCACCTATTGTTTTCTATCCAACGATGAAGCCGAAATATTTGCCAAAAACGAACAAAAATATTTGTTCAAGCAAGTTTATGAGAAGCCTTATTATAATATTACTGGTCAAAATAGGATTGATTTGGATTCTATAGGTATGGTTATCAGTTGGATGTTTTATTTCCAGAGAAGCGATGTTAATTTACGCAATGAATGGTCAAATTATACCAATTGGCCATACAATTATATGCCACAAGACATTAGTCCAGCCTCTACAACGGGTAGTGTCGTCAATCCCGATCCGGCAGGTCCGCCTCTAATTGGACCGGGTTTAAATCCAGACGGGACACTAAGCGGACTTTATACTACGGGCGTGTACAATCCACAAAATATTAAATATATTTTAGTGGCACTCGGAATATTATTAGATGGTCAATATAGAGAAAATATATTACCCGCAGGAGTATATAATTTCATTGAAAAATATGTGCGAACTGCCGGGAATGCTCCGCTGGGATTATATTGTTACAATTTTTGTCTAGATACGAATCCATTTGTTATACAGCCATCTGGTGCCATGAACATGAGCCGATTTACAAATATTCAGTTTGAATTTACTACGATTTCTCCACCAGTAGATCCTTATGCGCAGGTATTGACTATTTGCGACCCTGCGACTGGCGATATTATTGGTATCAATAAACCAACCTGGCGCATTTATGATTACAATTACAACATGTATTTAATAGAAGAACGTGTGAATATGGTTGTATTTGTTGGTGGAAATGCAGCACTTTTATATGCTAGATAAAGGTTTACAATAATATTTTGCAGTATATTAAAAATATTATTTTAAAAATGTATATACAATGGAAAAAATTACCAAGAAAACTGTGGAAAAAATGAGCCGCCAACTTTCGGATATAATGGAAAAAAGACAAATGCAGAAATTACAAAAAATGAAAGAGATGAAAGAAATGAAAGAAACAAGTAATAGACTTACGGCAGTATTTTTGAATGATGCTATGTTGCGCAAAAATAGATATGATATAGCATCTTTAGAGAGAAATATAGATAACTTATCATTGAGAACCTTATTATATACCCAATATTTGACACCGGAATTTTGTGTAAAATATATTTTGAATGACGAATATGCTTCTTGTGTAGAAGACACATATATTTGCGTAGGAGATATTCTCAATTCACAAAAACACATTAGCTTATCAGATATAGAGACCGCATATAGATGTAATCTTTAGAGTGTTTCTTTGTAGATTTGTTTAGTAATAAGTAAACCACATATATACTACTCCAGAACCACCATCTCCACCTCCTCTAGTTAATCCTGATGTAGATGCAGGATATGGTTGAGCGCCCCCTCCACCGCCACCTCCCGTCAAAATCGTACCATTTCCTGCTGCAAAACCAAGATCTGTATAGTCTCCTCCATTGCCACCTACATCAGATCCTCCAGTTCCTCCTTTAGTCCAATTAGATGGAAATGTATCATAGGAGTTTCCTCCACCTCCACCTCCACCACTATAATATGTACTGTAACCTGGTATAGAAATAGCAATACTTGTACCACTAGCACCATTACCAGGATAAGTACTACTTGAATTTTTAGCACCATTCCCTCCTGCGCCAATAGAAGTAGTTCCATTATAAGTACCTGCTGCACCTCCAGTACTGCCATTCGCAGCACCTTCGCCACCATTTCCTCCGATAGCTGTTTTAGTTACACTACCACCTATAATAGATGAAGATGTACCAGATGTGCCATCTTTTGCAGCATTACCTCCACCATTCCCTCCTGCACCAACATTAATTGTATATGTTGTATTAATACTTGGTGAAAAAGTTCCGCTTAAAATACTACCACCACCTCCTCCACCAGCTCCTATAGTATAAGCACTCGATGTTCCTCCGCCACCACCTCCACCACCAACAATCCAATAATTTACTGTTGTTGGTGCAGCCGTAAATGAAATCGTACTGATAGTAGAAACATTTGAGGATGTATTACCAAAACAAATAACAATATATTTGGTCCCACTATTGGTATTTACAGTTTGTTTATAAGTTCCAGATACTGTAAATGTCTTCCCCGCAAAAATGGTATTCAAATCTGATTCATTCACCTGATAACTGCTAGTTGATGCAATTCCACCTCCGCCTATTTTTTCAAAATAAGTATTTAGATCTGAGTTATTAACAGTGTATCCACTAGTATTTGCTTGCACCGAATAATACGGTTGAAATATATTTATCAAATCAATTCCCGAAACATCATAGTTTGTAGACATATATAAATATATATATTAAAAATAAATAAAAATAAAATCCTTAATATTAATAAGAAAATGAATTACGGTGCTTTTCAAAATGATGAAAAATATAATATTGAAGAAATAAGGATACATATGGATGATACGCCGAATAAAATAGCAGAAAATCGTTTGAAAATGTTTATTGAACCAATATTCGGGGCATTCCGAAAAGATAAGAAATATGTTTATGGGTTATTATGCGGGTTACTATTTATAATTATAATGCCTTTTAATATTTCGTTTCTTTCAAAAGCCACGCAAAATAATGAGTCGCTAACATTGGTCGAAACAATGGTGCCACCATTAATAAATAACAATATAAATAACGTTAACGATATTAAAACGAGTAGACCCACACCCTTTCCAACCTATTTAGACGAAGATGATGACACCTATACGGGTTTCTATGATAAATTTGATTTAAGATTCACTACCTATCGCGACGGTTACGATGTACTATCGTATTTCCAACCAAATGCGAGTGATTTATACTCTTATAAATTTTTAAAACCTTACACCGGCATCGTTGAACCATATGCGGATATGTGGATATCCATTACGGATACTGGAGATGATATTGAGGATCGTAAATACAGTCATCAATATACCATTTGTGATGCAAATAATAATTGTATTGAAGGGACCGATAGTGAAACATCCTTTAGCTATGAATGCGATCCATTAAATGACGAATACAGTATAACGCTACGTCAATATAACGCGGTTAATGGCGAATATACTGGGCGCACTAGCGAAGGCAAACTATTGTGTATGTATGTCAGACGAGAATTTCGCGCTCTCACAGACGACGACTTAACAAAAACGATTCAGGCAATGTATACGATGTGGAGTACATCCGAAGAAGACGGTCAAGCATTGTATGGTGACAGTTATCATAATTATGTCTATTTATTAGAATATCACTACTTTAATGCCGCATGGATAGACGCAGATCATGTTCACGAAGGTCTTGGTTTTTTGGCGCAGCACATTAAAATGACCAATATCTTTGAAAAAGCCATGCAAGCCGTAGAACCATCTATTTCGTTGCCTTATTGGGATTATACTATTGAAACTGCCTACAATATAAGTGTATGGGAATCGCCAATGTTTCAAGAAAATACATTCGGCACATTAACTCTACCCAATAATTTAACATGGGGATGGTTATATGAGAGCAATGGCATAGATGATGGAAAAATACCAGACGGTAAATGGGCAAACGTAATGGCGGATTATAATACCAAATATGATGAGCTGTATACCGCCTATGGGTATATGCGTGCGCCATGGAACATAAATCCTTCAAAATATATAACACGTTATGTATCGGTAGACAAAGATTTACCAAAATGCGATTCACATTACACCATGTTAGAATATGACAGTATCACTGATTTTCTACATCAAATACCTTATGCGCCACATGCGTCCACCCACGGTGTTATAGGTGGAGTATTCGGCTGTGATGCGATGGATCCTTTAAGAGAATCTGGTTATATATTAAGCGTAGAAGGTCAATTAAATTTATGTAAAAATTGGATTTTCTATTTGAAGGAATTGTATAGAGCCGACGTTCTTATTCCGCCCACCGATTGTTCCGCTACAAATGAAAAAGGTGAATATTCTTTGGAAAAGGAAGATATTGCCTGTAACTACGAATGTAATGATGACCGTATGGCAGTATTGTCTTTAATGTTGAAACATAGCATATTAAATAGTGATTACGAATGTGTTCCGGTAGATGATATGCCAGATGAAGGATGGGACGCATGGATAGACTTTATTTGTGAAGGTGACGGCAGCAAAGTGTTTGGAGGTGATCATTTGGAGTCAGCCTCACCAGCAGACCCATCATTTTGGCCTATACACCCCACCACGGAAAGATTACTACAGGCAAAATACATGGCAGGCGGTTTTAATTCGGATGATTGGCCTACAGACGCGGAAGCAGAATACGTATGTAACAAAGTGTCGTGTTATAATAGCGATATTGACGATTTTGAAACATCAAGCGATTGTTGTTATGGGCATTATCAACACGACCAAATGTATGATGCCACGAATAACGATAGAAATACCAAAGTGGGGCCAACGAATAATGATATACATGAATGGACGAACCCTACCAAAAGTTATTATTCAATGCCATATATATACGATGGATTTACATGGGAGCATTGTAATTCAGTTAATCTAGATTTTGACGAATTATTAACTAATTTATATAATGATTATGATTTTGATACTACTACTCCAGCTACTGAAAAAGGCTGGTAATTGTTCTTTAAGTATATAAAATATATATTTACAGAACCTATTTAGAGCGCAAATACTACATAATGTAGGGGAAAACGGATTTTTGGGTATTTTTACGGTCCTACACATGAAGCAACGATTTTTGAAATTTTTTCGGGAAAGTTTTTTGGGATTTTCATTTTTGGACATTTTTTTTGTCCATTTTTGAAAAGTCAAAATATTTTATAGCTAAAAATATTTTTTTCGCTGCATAATTGAAAATTAGCATCTGGACACCAAAAAAATAATTCTAATTTTGTGACGATAAAATTTTTTTATTTTCGGAAAAAAGAATATAAACTTAATTTCTATTTCCTATATATGGAACTAAATGGAACTAATTTTAAGCAAAAATTAAGCAACAAATTTTGCTGCGAAATTTGTAACTATAATACGTCACGAAAAAGTAATATGGATAGTCATTTTAAAAGTGCGAAGCATCAGAAGGAACTAAATGGAACTAATTTTAAGCAAAAATTAAGCAATAATATTTTAACATGTGAAATATGTAATAAAACATACCAAACTAGCGCAGGGTTATGGAAACATAAGGCAAAAGGTATTTGTAATATTAAACACACAAATTCTGAAATGGGTTCAGCAGAAGATTCAGATATTATACAGACCAATGAAATTCATGAGCTGAAGGAATTTATGAAATATTTGATGAAAGAGAATACTGATATGAAAACTATGATGATGGAAGTAATCAAAAACGGAACGAATCATATTACAAATACTCACACGAATTCTCATAATAAGGCATTCAATCTGAATTTCTTCTTAAATGAAACATGTAAAGACGCTATGAATATTATGGATTTTGTAGAATCTATACAATTACAGCTGAGTGACTTGGAAAAAGTGGGAGAATTAGGTTATGTGGAAGGTATTTCCAATATTATTGTAAAGAACTTGAATGAACTAGATGTTACACAACGTCCGGTTCATTGTACCGATAAAAAGAGAGAAACGATTTACATTAAAGATGAAAATAAATGGGAAAAGGATGATGAGAAGAATAAGATACGCAAAATGATAAAACGTGTGGCCTCCAAGAACCAACGATTGTTGCTCAAGTTCAAAGAGATGCATCCCGATTGTATCAAATATCATTCCAAATATTCCGATCAATACAATAAATTGATTGTGGAATCTATGGGCGGTTCAGGTAACAATGATGTGGAAAAAGAAGATAAAATTATTCGTAATATTGTAAAGAACGTGGTGGTTGATAAATCCACAGAATCTTCGTAAATGTATTTTATTTTCCCAAACTATAAAGTTGTTTATTTACATACATTACAATTTTGTTACATAATACTATAGTTATCATACAAAAGCTATGTAATAATACCAATGCGCCTAGAATATAAAATACGCAATTTATCAAATTCATTATACAGATATAAGTGTATTATCATTATAACTTTATATCTATTTTAAAAGTACAATTATACAACTACAATTATACCCCCACAGAACCAAATAGCTTACGAGCATTTCGTAACGCCTGTTTTTTTAAACTGAATTTTGCGGCGGCAATAGAGCCAGTAGTTTCTAAAGTACGTGACGCTGCAGTTATTGCCGTTGTCCAAGTTTTACCTGTTTTATTTTTTTTAATATTTTTATTTTTTTTCCCACCTCTCATTTTTCTTGTTCTATTTTTATTTCTTTTTGAAAATCTTTGACGCCTTGTAGACATATATATAATATTTATATTAAATATTTAATTACGTGATTAAATATTTAATTTATGTATAGTAAATCAACTAGTGATTTATGCGCGGGAAGCAGCGGCGGCACGGGATGCGGCGGCGGCAGCGGCACGACCTGCAGCGGCAGCACGACTGGCAGCAGCAGATGCGGCACGGGATGCGGCAGCACTGCGGGAAGCGGATGATGATCTGGTGGCAGATGCGGCACGGGATGCGGCGGCAGATGCAGCACGACTGGCAG